ATGTTATCACATTCCTTGACGGGCGTGATTGGTACATCGCAGACGGTGACAACCCCACTTTTAGCACGCAAGTTGGTGTGTGGAACCCCACAAAGGAGCTTGTTGAGTGGCTGCACACACAAGGCACGGTTGTAGAGCCACAATCAGACGGTAAGCAAGCAACGCTCTTTTGAATAGGAGGCGTTCACTCGGCCCACAGAAAGGGCGAAAATGCGGGCGTCATGGCTATCACCTACGCCTAAGCCCTTGTTTGGCGCGTGGCGACCTCCTACCGGCTGGTTATTTAGCCAACTACTAAGCCCTTAACCGACTTAGCAACTCTCATGCCTGAGCGCGTAGATGAGTGCGTCAAGTCTGTTATGGAGGACAACCCGGAGTACAGTGAGAGCCGTGCCTACGCTATCTGTTGGGCACAAGAGAATGAGGGCAACCTTGCCGCCGACAAAGAGACGGTGGTTGAGGTAGCCGCTCAAAACAACCTCTCGGCAGAGGCTGCTAATCAAATCCTGAGCAACGACAACGTGAGCCTTGAAGATGACCCGTGCTGGGAAGGCTACACAATGGTCGGACAGAAAATTGATGAGAATGGCAACGAGGTGCCGAACTGCGTACCGGATGAGGACGTGCCGGACGCAAACATGAGCATTGCCAACTCGAAACTCCTTGCCGTAGGCACTGCGCTTGACAAGCAGCCGATCAAGCGTGAGGAACTAAGCGGTGACAAGGTTGCCTACCGGAATATCAAGCTCCTTGACACAGGCGTTTGGACAGACCAAAACTCACAGACGCCCACCCTCTATGACGAAACCACGTTTAGCAATATCAATGCCGTGAGTGAGAGCAACGAGCAAGGCCCACCCACTAACATCGCTCATGACGTACACAAGCGCGGAGCCAACAAAGGAGAGCCACATGAGGCCTCTGTCGGTGGCTACGTTGATCCCAAGTCACTCCGGACGGACGGTGAGGCCCTCTTTGGTGACTTTATTTTTGATACCTCCAAACCCGCTGGGGACTTTGCCGATGCAAACCTCAAGAGTGCCCTTAAGAATGATGGCACGGCAGGCTTTAGCCCCTCGGTTGAACTTGAGCCAGTAGAGATGGCCCAGACGGTCAATCATCCACACGCACAAGAGCACGTCAAGAGCGCACGGTTGACCGGCGTGGGGCTTGTCCGTGACCCGGCCAGTGAGACGGTTGACCTCATGCAAGAGACACAAGAGCGGGCGGTTGCTCTTGCCGCCGGAGAGGGAGATAGCCCTAAAGGTAAAACGGTGGCAATGCAAAAGGCAGATATGACTGCTAAACAGTTGATGAACGCGGATGAGATTCGTGAAACGCTCGATATGTTCGGCTTTGACGGCCTTGATGAGATGACCGACGATGAGGTCATGGACATGGCTGAGGACTTGCACGGCGACCTCATGGAACAACTCCAAGGCGACGACGACATGATGGAACACGGCGACTACGGCGATGACGACATGGCTGAGGGTGAGGATGACGACCCGGAGGATGAGGAGGACGACGACATGGACATGGAGGGCATGGCAGATACCGTGGCCTCTCTGTCGGAGCGACTTGAGGAAGTTGAAAACGCCCTTGCCGAGATGGACATGGGCGAACTTGCCACTGAGAGCGACGTTGAGGAGGTTGAGTCAGAGCTTGCAGCACTCAAGCCCGATGGCTTCACAACTGAGGAGGTACGCAAGACGCTTGCCTCTATCGGCAACGAGGGCAAAGAGGCCCGCACATTAGCCGAGGACAATATTGATGAGGAGTATGATTGGTCATTGTCTGACGACGGCGTGCAATACGACGACGGTACGGGCACGCTCTCACGGTAACGCAACCCCACAGTTTTCTCATTGTTTTCATGTCTCAACAGAACCCTGTGCCGGATGACCCTGCCGCACTTGTCGAACAGTGGGAGCAAGTCACCTACCCGGATTCTATACCGGGCAATATCGCTGCCGACGTTAAGCAAGAGTGTGCCGAACAGTTGCGGCAAGTGCTCACAGAGGAATAGCCCAAATCCCTTAGCACTCACTTTGTAATGTGGGTGTATGGGCGACCAACCCACTGCGAAACAGCAGACGTATCTTGACGCCCTGCCCGCAACCGATGACTACGCGGCCTCATTGCTTGGCTTGAGTAAGTCCACGATTAGGGACTACCGAAGCCGCTTGATGGATAAGGGCTATGAGTTTACCACCAACGTTGAGGATGAGTATGTTGTCACCAACGCCTCAGACGTGACCGATGAGCCAGAGCAAGAGGAGAACACATCCACAACAGACCTGCCGGACTTGTCGGACGTAGAGCCGGAGGGTGAACCCGAACCGAGCGACCTTACCGGACGTGAGCGTGTGGTTGTGTCCGAACTACAATCAGGTGCAACCCTTGATGAACTTGCCGAGGAGCTTGATGAACGGCAAAGCGTTGTCACTCAACACATACGGGATGTAAAACAGCAAGGGTGGCAGGTCTACATTGATGAGGACACCGAAACGGTAGCCATTGAGGGCGACCAACCGCTCCGATCCTCCGAGCACACCGGCACACGCACACGCAAGGCCAACAAGTGGTGGGAGTTATCGCACAACAAGTTAGTCAGGGAGTTTCGAGGGCTTGCAACGCCCACGGCAGACATGGAGGGCACCACCGGCAATGAGGACTGGGTGACACACCTTACAGACCTCCATGCAGGTGACATTGTACGGGATGACAACGGTGAGGTAGTCTATGAGACAGAGAGCATACCGGATGTTGTGGAGTACGTGACCGAGCAATCGCTTAACCTTGCTCGCAAGCACAACAGCACGTATGACACGGCACACCTGCTTTGGGGGGGAGATTTTGTTACTTCTGAGGGAATTTATGAGGGTCAATTTGAGGACTTGGATGCATGGCTTGATAAGCAACATGAGATATTGATAGACCCGCTCATCGCCCAACTCAAGGCGTTTAGTGCAGAGTTTGACACCGTGCAGGTAGTGTGTCAAGTCGGCAATCACGGGCAAAACAGAGCCTCTGGGACAAGTCGGCAAGCCAACTCCGACCTAATCCTCTACAAGTCTATCCGTAACACGGTGGCCCAACTCCGAGAGCACGCCGGATTGCTTGAGAACGTGGAGTTTACAATCGGCTCTGCCACAGCCTACAAGAACTTTACAATGCGTGGTGGAGCAATCAAGGGACACCTCCGGCATGGGCAACACCGACGCCCACAAGCTGAAACCAGTGCTCGGAAAAAGGAGTGGCAAGGCACGCTCTTGGATCATGATTTTGACTTGGCGTATATGGGGCATTATCACATCTCCGGGCGTATCCCGTGGGATGGCCCACCAGTGATTGTGTCACCCTCTCCGAAACCAGCCGGTGAGTTTGTCGAAAAGATAGAGGGCAAACTACCGGGCGACTATCAGGGCGTGGCAACTGTGTTCGGCGTGAGTGACCAAGGCATTACGGGTGTGTATCCCGTTGACACACGTAACTATGAGTGAACAACTCAAGGAACACAACGCAACGACCTTCCAAACACCCACCGCACGGGTGTTCTGCATAGACACTTGTAAACTTGCGTTGTATGACCGTGGCAATGATGACGCATGGTTGTCAACCGAGCACGCCGTGAATGTGAGGGCACACCGATGAGACACGACTACGACCTACCACCGGATTGGCACACCTACACGGACGCCGAAAAGTGCCGGTGGTACACGCTTGAGCGCAACAGACGGCAAGCACTCAGGCAGAAAGAGGCCGGAGCCATGCCCTACTTGGAGATGCTTGAGTCCAAAGTGTTTGACCGGATGACACGCAAGGCAGAGGCTCGGAGTGGCACGGTTGACGTAAGCGACTATCGGTGACTACTACACTGTTGAGTATATCTTTGATACAACTATGTAGTAAGATATAAGTACACCCGGTGCATTGGTGTATATGTAATGAAGCAAATTGCACAAGCGGCAAACGAGGTTGACACGGTTTCAGATGTTGAGGAGTACAAAGGCCCGCGTGCAGATGTTGTCATCCACTTTGACCACAAACACGGTGTACAGGCTTTCCGCACTGAATGGCTCAAGAATCACCGTGACGCATTTGAGATAGTTGACTATCAAGAGTGTGAAAACTCGTGGATGCAAGTCAAAGCTAAGTAAACCACCGGCACTCTCTTTTTGCGGTCACACCCCTTACGGTAGCCATTTACTTTTTACGTAGGACATTGTAGCCATAGCCACAGATGAGTACCACACAAGGAGAGCACACCTTTGATACCGAGGTGCTTGTCTCTGGTGAGGAGATTCGTGGCTATTCGGCAGCCAGTCAACTCACGCAGGGCGAGCCGGTCGGTATCTCAGGCGACTATGAGGTAGATGCATCGGGTGCCGGTGAAGGCGACTTTATCGGCGTGGCACTGTATGACGTAGCCTCTGGTGAGGAGGTTGCCATTGCCGGTGACGACTGTGAGGTTCGAGTTGAAGTGTCCGAAACCATCACTGCCGGAGAGGAACTACTGCCGGACGGGCTCGGCACCTTTGAGAGTGTCGGCACCTCTGCCGGTTCTAATGGCGTGGCAATCGCTCAGGAGGGCGCGGCCTCTGGTGAGCTTGTTGAAGCCTACATTTACGCGGTTCAAGGGAGTGAGGCCTAATGAGTACGAAACTTGACGCACGACGGATGCTGTCCCAGCACGCACAGGGTGGCAATTGGCGGTTCAAGGGCTTGCTGCTTGCCGGACTTGAGGAGGGAGCCAGCCGTGAGGAGTACGCCCGTGCATGGCCCTCCGCACAGAAAGAGTCTGACTACCGGATTCTTGCCCGGCACCCAGACCGTGACGCCGAAACCGAGCAGAACCGGACGGTCACGGCAGAGGCGGGGAGTGAACGCCACCGGATGCTCAACAAGTTTGCCGATGACAACGCCCTGCCGGGTGACGCCCGCACCCTGAGTGCAGCCGAACCCAAGGAACTGTCAGACGGTACGCTTGCGGCACCCCTTGACGACACTATCAAGCGAATGCTCTTTGCCTCTTCGACCAATGAGGAGGTTGACACCCTATTCCGTGAACAGCTCCTTGAGACGGTCATGGAGGGGAGCCGACGCCGACAGATTGCCCGTGACAGTGCCAACGTGCTCAACGTTGACACCCGCAAGGGCGATGTGCCGATTGCCGAGGATGACCGCAGTGGTGAGCGCACCGCCGAGGGTGCAGAGATTCGTGACGACGGTGAGAACTACACCACTATTCAGTGGGACTGTACCAAGGTGAGTGCAGGGAGCCGTGTCACCGAGGAAATGATTGACCACGCTATCGTTGACCTTGTTGAGCGGCAGATTCAGGACGTTGGTCGCCGTGTTGAAAACTCAATTAACGAGGTGTGGCTCACCAACTCAGTTGATGACGCCGTGGCGAACGGACAGAGCGTGACCTTTGACAGCACGCTTGATGATCCGGGCTATCAGGCACTCAACAGTCTGTACGGCCAGATTGACCGTGCCGACTTCAACGCCGATACATTCGTGACCTCACCGGGCTACCGGACTGAAGTGTTCTCGAATGACAATCTCCGGTTTGTCAACCGAGCAGGCACCGATGACGCCCTTGAGGATCGTGCCATGCTTGACCCGCTGCTTGACATGGAGCACCGGGCGGCAAGCCTCAACTCCTACGACGACAACGGCGATAACGTCGTGGGTGGTGGGGATAACACGTTCGGGTTCACCGATGGCTCCGGCAGTGCTATCTCCGATGGGATCGGCACGCTTGCCTACCAGAGTGAGCACAACCACCTTGTGCTGTATGCGCCGAACGGCAACGATATTGAGGTCAAGGACTACGACGACCCAATCCGTGACCTCCGTGGCTTCAACGCGCGTCTGCACGTGGATCAAGACTACTCGCAGGCACGCAGTGCGGGTGTCATCCAGCAGCCGACGTAAGGCCGCTTGAGTAGCCCTTTTCTTTTAGCCTCAGTTTGCGTAGCCTCTGGTATGCCTACGAACACGGACTTAGGAGTGCGACAAGCCCTTGCCGATGAGTACACATCATTGCCATTGCTCTCACTTGCGGCAGGCAACAAGTACGAAACCGGCGCGTTATTTGAGGGCGTTGCCGACACTAACACCAAGACAATTGTATTGGAGAACACAAGCACCGACCGGGCTGCACTATTGCTTGAGCCAACGACAAGCTCCTCTGGACAATACTTCACTGATAAGGTCAAAGACCCAACGATTGACACCGAAGGCAATACGGCTCCGCTTGTCAACAACAAAACCGATGAGCCAGACACCAACGGGATTGTTGCACGCACTGCCGGTGACGGTGAGACGGGCGTTATCTCCGGTGGCACAGCCTATCCACGGCTCACTGCCGGTGGTGGGTCAAATGCCTCAAATGCATCGCCCGGTGTAAGCGGTCGGACGGGCGTTGTTGATATTGTCATGCCCGGCGATACGATAGCAATCCAAGTGCAAAATGTCTCTGGGAGCGCACAAGACATTAGCATTGTAGCCAGTTATCTCACGCTTGCTACCGAGGAGTTTGATAGTCTCCGGTTTTGATGACCGATAAACCTTTGTGAGAGTATGATAACACATAGGTATGCAGTTTGCCCGAGGCGAAACCGCCAAACCCGTTGATTCCCGGTGGCATGAAGCCCGGATCAACGCCCGTAAGACGGCCTTTTCAGTACAGGAATTTAGTGATGAGGACATTCTCCGGTATGACCTTGACACGGCAGGCATTACTGGGGAGGACAACCCACGCACCTATACGGTCAACCGTCCGATTGACTTACTGAATGAGAATGGGCTTGACCTACGGAGGTTCAAGAACCGATGAGCCTTTGCCTCAATACGGATAGCACGGATTGTGAAGCGTGCAAGCGGCTCCGAAAGGGCACAACGTGGATTCATGAACCGCCAAAGTGTCCGAAACACAGAGATAATAACGTCTCTTTCACAGGTGGTTGGCAATGACCACCGTATTCCCGTCAATAATCCCGTCCGGTGATGACTTTGTTGATGACTCCTATACCGCTGCCGAACTTGAGCGGATGGACTACCACAAGTTGCAGAGCATCGCTGCCGAGGTAGACCGTGAGGACGTGCATGGTCGAATGCCTGCCGAGGAGATACGTGACGCCCTTGAGGGTATCCAACGAGTATGAGCACACACCCCGGCAGTCCAAGCACGTTTAGCATAGTCAATGAGACGGCCTTAGACACCGGAGATACACACCTCATATGCACGGGTGAGGAGTTTGACAACTACGATCAACACTTCAAACGCCGGATTGCAGGCGCGGCCAACACCGATGAGATAACAGGCAAGAGCACACGGCTTGAGATACGGGCGTATTGTGTTAGGCAACGGACTTTAAGCGAATACGCAGATACATAGATATGGTCACAATCACCGACACAACCAAAGCCGACTTTCCGACCCTCACCACATCGGAGCAGGATGAAATTATTGCCGACGTTGACAACCTCTCCTCAACGGGCTTTAGCCAACTCTCACGCGGTCGCAAGGTGCGCTTGGTGCGTGACGCCCTTGGGGAGCGAGAGACGCTATACAGCAACGATATGGCCCGCTTTCCCACCCTTGACGGCGATGCAGAGACATTCCTCCTCAACTTAGCGGCACACAAGTTTGAGCTTGCCGAGGGAGGAGAAGCACAGAGTGAGAGCGGAGAGGGTGGCAGTGCATCATACCGAACCGGACAGGGTGATGACTACCTTGACCTCACACGCTTTGGACTAACCGCTAAACGTCATGTTCGCAACTCAGAGAGCGTGGGTATAGTGCGGAGTTACTACTAATGCTTGGTGCATCGGTAGAGCGCACCCAAGAAATAAGCCCCGATGACGTAATGCAAGCCCACCGTGAGCGACTTGAGCAAGCCGGAGAGTTGGGCTTTGCAATCAGTCAAAATGAGGTGCCGGTTGACCGTGGCACACTCAAGCAAAGCGGGTTCCCGCCGGAGTTTCGAGAGGATGACCTTGTGTTTGGCTACACTGCCGACTATGCAGAGCCAATGGAGGAGGGCACCGACCCATTCCAACCGCCAATACAGCCGTTGCTTGAGTGGTCACAACGGGTGAGCGGTGACACCGGCCTTGGGTACTATGTCGCAACCCAAAAGATACCAGAGGAGGGGATTGACGCTCAACCCTACCTTGCTCCGGCTGCCGAACGAATGCAAACGTGGCTTGACAACAACGGGCTTGACCTATGAACACTGATAAAGATCCAGCCGAACAGTGGGATGACCTTGACGACAAAACAGTCTTAGTGCAAATCCTCATGGAGTTGAAGGCAATCCGTATGCGCTTGCCGGAGGACACCACTGAGCAACACACAGACACCACCACAATGTATGAGTGCGACCATTGCGGGGCGACGGTCAAAGCCGAGGAGCGCAGAGACCAT